TGCGTGAGACGATCGAGCGCGAGGTGCGCCTTAAGTCGCTGGAGAGCAGCTTCCAGGATAGCCTGGGTCGCAAGACGCAGGACCAGGTGGTGCAGGGTGATGCGCTCATCGGCATGAGCGAGCGTGATCTGCGCCAGTATAGCCTGCTGCGCGCCATTCGAGCTGCAGCCGAAGGGGACTGGTCGAAGGCGCCGCTGGAGCGTGAAGCTTCCGAGGCCACGGCCGAAAAACTCGGCCGCTCGCCGCAGGGCTTCTTTGTGCCGCCCGACTGGCTGATCTGGCGCGGCGCCTTCGGACGGGAGCAGCGCCTGAGTACGACCGGCGGCGGCACGGGCCTGGTAGAGACCCAGTTTGAGGGTGCTTCCTTCATTGACATGCTGCGCGCTCGTCCGGTCGTGTCGCGTGCCGGCGCGCGTGTGATGGGTGACCTGGTCGGCAAGATCGAAATCCCGCGTCAGATCGGCGGTGCCACCACCTACTGGATCGGCGAGGCCACGGACGTGACGCTTTCGGATCTGTCGACCGACAAGGTCACGCTGGATCCAAAGACGGTGGCAGCGGCTGTGCCGATCACGCGCTCGCTCATCAAACAGACGTCGATGGACGTAGAGCGCCTGGTGCGCGACGATCTGGTGCAGGCCATTGCGCTGGCCATCGACTATGCCGCGCTGCACGGCGACGGATCGGGCAGCAGCCCCACCGGCGTGGCCAACACTACCGGCGTGGCCGTGGTCTCGATCGGTACGGACGGTGGACCGCCCACCTGGGCGCACATCGTGCAGCTGGAAACCGAGGTGGCCATTGACAATGCCGATGTGGGCGCGCTGGCCTACATCACCAACCCCAAGGTGCGCGGTAAGCTCAAGACCACGGAGAAGGCCAGTGGCACGGCCCAGTTCATCTGGGAAGGCGATACGGTCAATGGCTATCGCGCTTTCGTCTCGACGCAGGTGCGGTCGGACCTGACCAAGGGGACAGGCACGAACCTGTCCGCCATCTTCTTCGGCAACTGGAATGATCTGCTGATCGGTAACTGGGGCGCACTGGATCTGGTCGTCGATACGTCGACCTACGTCAAGCAGGGAGGCCTGCTGCTTCTGGCCTTCCAGGACGTGGACATCGCCGTGCGCCATGCCGAGTCCTTCAGCATGATCCTCGATGCAGCCACAAACTAAGCTGAGTCATGAAGACGCTTAAGATCACGCTCACGGCCCCTACAGTCATCGAGGGCAAGGTGGTGGAGGCCGGTGAGACTGTGGAGGTGAGCGAGGTGCTGGCGCGCCAGCTCTTCCGGCGCGGCCGTGCCGCCGAGGTAACCGAGAAACGTGAGAAGGCCACGAAGACCGAACGTGAGTCGCGATGATCGACCTCGAGATCGTCACGCCGCCGGCGTCCGAGCCGGTCGCGCTCGATCGCGTCAAGCAGCACCTGCGCATCGAGCACGGCGATGAGGATGTGCTGCTTACAGCCTATCTCTCGGCTGCGCGCCTGCTGGTGGAGGATATGACCGGCCGGGCGCTGGCGGCGCAGACGATCCGTGAGTTGCGGGATGCTTTCCCGGAAGGAGCCGCACCAATCGAGCTGCTCCGCGTACCGGTCACTTCAGTGGACGAGGTGCGCTATGTGCTGGCCGACGGAACCGAGCGGGTACTGGACAGCAGCGCCTATGTGGTGCGTGAGGAGCGGCTGGTGGTGCCGACCAGCTCCTGGCCGACCGACGACGTGATGCGCGTGCGCATCACCTACAAGACCGGCTCCTACATGACGCCCGTGTTGGAGCAGGCAGTGGCCTGGATGGCGGCGCTCATGTATGAGCAGCGCCTGCCGATCATCACGAGCACGATCGTGCGGGACGTTCCAATGCCGCTGGGCCTGCGGTCACTGCTCTCTGCAGAAAAGCGATACATATGCTGAATCCCGGAAGGCTTCGGGAGCGCGTGACGATCAGCCGGCTGGTGCGCACGCCGGACGGGCAGGGCGGCTTCAGCGAAAGCTGGACGACGCTGGCCACGATCTGGGCGGCCGTCGAGCCCTACAGCGTGCGCTACGTCGTCGAAGGCCGCCAGCCCGAAGAGGACATACGCTACCGCATCACCGTGCGGCGGCGCTCGGACCTGGTGCCGGCTCTGGGCGATCGCGTCACGTGGAGCGGCCGCACGCTGGACGTGCTGGCCGTCGTGCCGGATCCCGAGCGGAAAATCTACACGCTGGAGTGCCGTGAACGTCACCTTTGAAATCAAAGGCTACCGCGAAGTGGACGACGTGATGCGCCAGGTCCAGGTGGGCGCGGTGCGCATCACGCAGGAGGAGCTGGAGCGTGCCGCTGAAGCAGTGGCCACTGAAGCGAGGCGACTGGCGCCGAAACGTACCGGTGCGCTGCGCCGGAGCATCCGGGCGCACCACCAGCGGCGCTTTCCCGGCTTGAAGCTGCGGGAACTGGAGGCGGCGGCAGGCACGGACATGTGGTACGCCCACATGGTTGAGTGGGGCACGGCTCCCCATAAGCTCCGAAAAGGCGCGCAGCGTCCGCACCCGGGCGCCCGGGCCAAGCCGTTCATGCGGCCTGCAGTGGACATCGTGCTGCCGCGCCTGCCCGGGCGGCTGGAGTCGGCACTGGGACGCTTCCTGATGCGACTGGGGCTATGATCAGCGCGGTGCAACAGGCGGTCTACCAGAAGCTCACGGACGATGCCACGCTGATGGGGCTCGTGACGGGCATCTACGATGAAGTGCCGCCCGGCACCGAGCCTCCCTACGTGGTGATCGAAGGCATCGACAGCACGGCGGACGACAGCCTGGACGCACCGGGTCTTGCGCTGCGCATCAGCCTGCACGTCTGGAGCAAGGCGGCGGGCTGGCTCGAAAGCGAGCGTATCGCGCAACGCATCTACGAGCTGCTGCACCGCCAGCCGCTTGCGGTCACGGGCTGGGCGCACGTGGGCACCTGGCTGGTGGACCAGCAGATGCTGCGTGATGGCGAGCTGAGACACCTGGTCAGCGACTACCGCATCGAAATCCGGCAACCCTAAAACAAAGAGGAGGGCAAAATGGCACAGGCTCTCGCTGCGTACGGCACGCTGCTGAAGCACTCGAAGGATGGTGGCACGACCTACACCACGATCGCTGAAGTGGTGTCGATCAGTGGTCCGGGGCTCAGCGCCGAAGCGATCGACGTGACCAGCCACGACTCGCCGGAAGGCTGGCGCGAGTACGTCGGCGGTCTCAAGGACGGCGGCGAGGTGACGTTCGACATCAACTTCATCCCCGGAAACACCACGCATGCCGAGCTGGCCGGACGCATTGGTGCCTACGTCGACACGTTCCAGTTGGTGTTTCCGGACAACACCGCCTGGACCTTTGATGCGCTGATCACGGGCTTTGAGCCACAGGAGAACGTCGACGGAAAGCTGAGCGCTTCGGTCACGCTGAAGATCACCGGCAAACCAACGCTGGCGTAACGTATGGCTAAGAAATTTCTGACGCGGGAGGCGATCCTGAAAGCACAGGACCTCCCACAGGAAGAGGTCTATGTGCCTGAATGGGGCGGCTACGTGCGCGTGCGCGGGCTCACGGCCGCCGAGCGCGACGCCCTCGAAAGCACCATGCTGCAGACGAACGGTCAGGTGCGCCTTGAGAATTTCCGGGCGCGCCTGGTGGCGATGTCCATCGTCGATGAGGAGGGCAACCGCCTCTTCAGCGATGAGGACGTCGATGCGCTCGGCCGCAAGTCGGCGGCTGCGCTGCAGCGCGTCTTCGACGTGGCGATGCGCCTGAGCGGCCTGCGCGCTGAGGACGTGGAGGAGCTGGCAAAAAACTGAGAGAGAACCCGCGCCGGCGCTTCCTCTTCCGGCTGGCGCTGGCGCTGGGCATGACGGTCTCGGAGATGCTGGCCCGCATGTCCTCACGGGAGCTAACGGAGTGGATGGCCTACTTCACCGTGGAGCCGTGGGGTGAGGAGCGGGCCGATCTCCGGGCGGGGATNGTGGCCAGCGTGATCGCCAACGTCAACCGCGATCCGCGCAAGCGGCCGCGTCCCTACCGGCCGGAGGATTTCATGCCGCGCTTCGGCGCACCGCGACGGCAGAGCTGGCAGGAGCAGCTCCGCATCGCGGAGATCATCACCGCCGCCATGGGCGGCGAAGATCGTAGACGCCAAGATGGCCACGCTGCGCGGGATCATCGTACGGATCAGGGGTGATGCGACGGGGCTGGTGCGCGCCGTCGAGC